TGATGTAAAACATCTCCATCTAAAAAAATAGCTACATGATTTAAACCAGCAGATCCAATAGACATCAATAGTGCATCGCCATTCATAAGTTTTTCATCTGGTCTAAGTTCTCTAAAACCTGTTCTCCAAGCACAACTTTCAAACAAAGGATTCAATATAAACTCTTCAGGTGTTGTAGGTCTATCCCAATCTTTTAATTCAATATTTTTTTCTTCTTTATACCAATCTCTTACTAGACTCCAACAATCTGTTATACCCCAAACCCATTGCCTACCCAATAAAGGTGGTTTATATCCACATGGTTCGCAATATCCCCATGTCTCAGTTTTTGGATTAACAATATGCCATGGCAAATTACTTTGTTCGCAACTAATCTGATCTGCTTGACTAGGTGCAGGAGGTGTGACGGGATGACTATGAACAACGGCTGTTATTTCTCCTGTATTATCTGCTTTTACATAATCTTCTGGGTCAAGAATAAAACATTGATGATCTGTCATTGAAAGATTACGGCAAGGATAGTATTTTTCTTTTCCTTTTACATTTAATAACAGGCCACAAGACTCTTTTGGATCTTGGTCTTTCGCATGAACAAGTGCTTCTTCTTTCCAACTCATACTATAAATGTACCTATAGAAGGAAATTCAGTTCTGGTACATTGTCTTTTAGGAACACGAACACCAGCTAAATCAAATACTGCTGCTAATTCAAATTGCACAATTTCTCTATTTTCTGTTGATTTTCTATCTACTTTATAAATTTCCTGTGGAAACTCGGCTGTAGGATCTGGTGTGCCAAATGGATTAGTATTTCCAATAAAATTTATGCCATCAAGATAACGTGCTAGAGTTCTAATTCTTGTTACTGTTGCTCCCGTCAAATCATTACCAGTTGTTATAGAGTTTACATTTAATAAAATGGCAGTAATTGTTCCAAGAGCATTGCTAACAGTAAGAGTTGGTCTAGGAAGTTGACCTTTTCTAAATGCAAAACCTTCTGCCTGTATTGGCATTTTTATATATGTATTACCAGCCCAAATAATATCTCCATTACCTGTGGCATTTGTGCCAGCATGAAATCTGTAGGTCGCATTTGATCCATGTAATGCAGCTTCAGTTGTAATACTGAAAAGTTCAATTATCGCTGAAGGATTGATCTTCTGTAGATCAGTAATAATCGGAGCAGTACTCATGGTTCAAATACTTCTCTAAATGTTGTTTGAATTGTAGCTCTATTGTTATATGGTATAGATTTTGACCAAGTTTCGCAAACAAATTTTTGTGTAGTAGCTTCTCCTGGTGCAGTAAAATCAAAGCTATCACTATCGTTTGCACGGGCATCAAGGAAGGTTTCTATTTCATCTGCTTCTGATTCTGAAACTGCAAAAGTAAAATTATAAACTTTTGGATTCTGATACTGTGGCAATCCAAATAGTATTCTATGTTCAAACCCGTCAGCAAAACGAATTGTACGAGTTAATGGAGCAGAATTTTTTTGTTGTCCGTAAGTTGGTTTTATTGAGGGAAACGTAGCCATTATGCAAGTAATCCTCCTGGTCTTTGTTGCTGTATTATTTCAGATTGTACCGCAACTGAGATAAGCCGACCAAGTTCTCTTCCTTGTGCTTCATCTCCTTCAACAGAAGAACCAGAAGCATCTACATTTACTACTACATTAGTTGAACCACCAAGATCAGAATTAGGAACTATACGACCACCTGTATTTGGTACAAACATTTCTGCACCACGTTCTCCAACCATATAACTTTTTCCTGCACTTACTACACCACCATTTGCTCTAAAAAATCCACCAACTCCAGGCAAAGAGCCAAGAAAAGCATTAACACCAAATTGTATAAGTGATCTTTGAATCTGTGTAAATACACTACGAGCAACATCTCCAAGAGTTTTAGTACCATTTATTGCACCTTCTATTGCATCAACTAAACCTGTTTCTATTGTTGAGGCAATTCCTGCATATAAACTATTTAATTTTTCTAATTCACGTTTTAATCTTACTTGCCTTTCTATTTCTGCTTCATCAAAATCAACTCCAGCTTTTCTAGCAGCTTCTATAAGTTTATTTTTTTCTCTAATAATTTCAGCTTCTCCTTGACCTAGTGTAATTGCATTATTAAGAAAGTCTATTTGATCTCTTAAAGACTTAGTTATCATTTCATATTCCATTCTTGCTAATTCGGCTGCTTTCTTACGAGCATCTTCTATTTTTTTTGCTTTCATTAACTTAACAATTTGATTATCTAATTCTTTTGCTACATTTCTATTTGCATTTTCTCTTTGTTTTATCAAATCCATTATTTCTTTATTATCAGTAACATTTTTTGCTTCTGCTAATAAATTTGATCGTTCAAAACCTAAAATTGGTTTACTTAAATCATTATCACCAGCAGCTTGAGTAAATAATTTTGCTATATCAGCACCAAGTCTCGTAAAAAATTTACTCATTTCATTAGAGAATTTTTGGCTTTGATCTCCAAAGGCTTTTAAAGCTCTAACACCATCTTCACCAACTAATTTTGAAGTTTCATCAATTACAGCATTGTAAGCAGCTTGTTTTCCTTGAGTTTGTTCAACTAATTTAAGGTATCTTTCTGTATCTGTTCCTAATAAACCAAAAGATTTTGAAACTGTATCAATATCTAAATTTCTAGGATCTAATGCTTTTCCTAATTGATTTAAACCTTCTATTGCAGTAGTAAGTTGTTGAAGAACAGCAGTAGCAACAAGACCTCCTGCAAAACCTCCCATCTGTCCACCAATCTTAGTTCCTGCAAAACCACCAGTAAAACCAGCAATACCTCCAGCTAAACCTTGTCCAAATAATAATGGAAATGCACCACTAACTAAACCACTTGTTAATGCACCACCTCCCATAACAGCACCTCTAGCATTAGCTAAAAATCCTTGATTCATTCCAGGGAACATAGCTTGTTTTTTCTTTGCACTAGCATTTTTAGTAGTTGCACTTGTGTTCTGAGACATTAATCTTGTTTGATTTGCAATCGCCTCATTCATCTCGTTAAACATTACTGAACCAATCGCAACCTCATCTCTCATCATTTCAAATGCTTCTAAAGCAGCCATTTGCTGTTTTCTAGTTGTACCGATTACCTTTCCTGTTTGATTTACTTGTTTTGCATACCTTCTAATTTGTCCTGTTGCCTCTGCAACTTGATCTCCTACTTTTCCTCTAATTGCTTTTCCTAAATCTAAACTTCTAATTTTACTTACACTTGTTTCTAATTCTTTTGCTTTTGCCTTTGCTTTATCAAGCTGAGACAAACCAATAGTTCTAAATTTTATATTTACTCCGTAATCAGCCACAGAAAAAACAAAACTTTATTTTAGTGTACCGCTTTTAGCGTTTTCTTGCCCGTGATTTATCTTTTGCATTTTGTATTGCTTTATCTTCTAGTTCCTTTTTTAATTCAAAAAAAGCTACCCAATGTATAAGTTCTTCTTGAGTTAATTTATCTGTAAGTTCTGTTATGGTCATTCCTAATTCTTTTGCAAGAAAGAATATAAAAAACCAATCATTTTTAGCTTTTTAAATCTGCTTTCGCTTCCTCCAATTTATATTCAGCACCAGAATTTAACATGGCAAGTTGTATATCTTGTAAAGCACCAGCATTTACCTCTCTTCTTAATGATGCTTTATGACCATCTTGAAATAATCGCTTACCATCTTTATCTAATGCTTTTGTAATCATAAGATTCAAGGCAAACTCATCTCCCGAAGCAGTATCTCCTGATTTTGCAATAATTGATTCTCTTTCTGCAATAGTCAATGGATTCCAATAAACTTCTAAAATTGTTTCTTCTCCATCTTTTAATTCAAACATATATCTTTGGCTCACGCCAAATTTGTTCTTGAGCAGTTCAATCGCTTCCATAGTAATCTAATATAATATTTATATTATACTTATATTAGGCATTAGCAGTAAATTGGCAAGATATTAGACCGACAAAATGACTTCTATCCTCAATCTCTAATGGAGTCACACCATTAATATCAAGAACTCTTGGTTTACAACTAAATGTATCGCTGTAACCAGGAGCATTAACAGAAGTAAGCCCATCAATAACAGCTTCTCCTATCGCAGAAAGCGTTGCAGTACCTTTGCCTTTTGGAACATACACATTACATTGAATAACACCAGCATAATAATCTGAGGCTGCTCCCTGATTTTGTAATGTTGCCTGAGTAAATTCAACTGACATTAAAATATATTTTTTACTTTTGCCAGGTGTAGTGTAATGAACATTGTCATAAACCATTTCAACAGTATTATCTGCTGCTGCAACTGCATCTGTTACTGCCTTTTCAAAAGCTGCTCTTGCGTTTACTAAAGTCATAATTAAAATTCAGTATATTTAATACCAGCAGGTCTTTGTGTCGCAGTAGATCCAGGAGAGTTATTAAATGTTGTACTACCACCAAGAAATAACTTACCTTTATCTGTCATAGTTTCTTTTATCATTCTTCCTAATGATCCTTGAATGAATAACTGTAATTTACCACCTTCTAAAGCATACACAGAATATTCAACTCTATTACCAATAAAAACTGATCTCCTATAATTAAATGCTCTCTTTACAGGAAATCTAGGTTCTATTACAGGTTTTACATTGTAATAACCTGTAGATTTATTTGCTACATTTGCAGTACGATTTTTAAGAAATTCTGCTGTAGCTTGTTGTTTTATACCAGCCCACGGAGAAAACTTTTCAATAGCATCTCTAGGTTTTACAGGACTCCCTTGTGCAACCCAACTTGAAGCAAAAAATCCTGTATAAACAGGACTATGTTTTTTTGTTGATAAAGTACGATGAACTTTTTTAATAAGGGCATTAAAATCTCTTGATATATTTTTATCTAAATCTTTTGGTAAATCTCGAAGAGTTCTTGTAACCATTAGAACCTCACAATAATAATGTAAAGATAAACTTGTCCACCTTTTTTGGTATCAATATCAACTATCTGTGCAACTCTATTTGACCCACCAAAACTCAATGTAATCTCATCATCTAAATCTGCCTGATTATCTCCTATCTGATCTGGTGTTACATATAATTTTGCTTGTCTCATTTCTTGTCCAGTTTCTTCTTCAGAACGAACAAAAGATATTGGAACTTTAATGCTGTAGCTAGTATCAGTTGTAGTCAGAGCACCAGTAGAAGTATTGTAAGAAGGAGATGCTTTTTTTGTATAAGTGATACTGTGGTCAAATGAATCTCCAAGTTGTGCAACAACACTTTTTGCAACATCTTTAAATAATGAATCTAGTTGACCAGCCATTATCCTCTAACCACCCTAAGTTGAAAACTACCTGCTCCACCTAACATATATGCTCCAAGATAACTCTGTAACCAAGGATAAACGTCAAGAATATTATTTATAGATCCTGTACCTTGACTTGCAGTATTATATTTAACTTGCAAATCTCCTAATTGTACCTCAGAAAAATTACCATCTTTACCAGTAGTTCCTGTAATAGCATCAGTATCATTTGCTAATGCTCTGGCTAATTCATATTGTGCATATTTAATATTATTTGGAATAGTAGAACAAGATAACTCAACACCATCTACTTGATAATTAGTTCTAGGAAATTTTAATGCTTGACTTTCATCACATCTATCGCCATAAAAAACTAAAGTATCAATCCATCTTGTAGCTGATATTAATGATCTTTTCTTCTGGTCATCTGTTTTATTAGTCCAAGTCGAAG